ATCACAAGGATAACATTTACCCAAGGCATGAAGGCGAGGCCAATAAGATCGACGGCATCGTTGCAAGCATTATGTGTCTCCGGCTGGCCATGTTAAAGGAGGAAAGTGCTTATGAAAAAGGCGGGCTCCTTATCCTGTAAGGGCGGGAAGCCGAGACGGTGCAAATGGTGCGGGCGGGCTTATTTCCCTGGGCGAGGGAAAGCAGGAATGGGTCATTGTGGGCGGCCGGCATGTTTGGCCAAAGAGCGGGCGCGGAAGCGCGAGGTGGAGAAGGTGTACCGGCGTCGGCTTCGGCTATTGAATCGGGAGAGGAATCAGGCCCGGGTATCGGATCTGGAAAAGAAAAAGGTCTGCCCGCGGTGTCACGCAAGACACAATGGCCATTGGCGGGTATGCCCAAGCTGTTTAGAGCTAAAGGCGACAGTGTATTATACGGAAGGGAACTTTCTTTACGCGTAAATATCAAGGAAAGGCGGTGAGTGATGGAAATAATCAAACGTGAGGATGGGTATGTAGTCATTGTCGGCAAAATCAGGTCGATCATACTGACACCGGAGGAGTGGGATGAGCTACGGAAAGCATGTTCTGAAGTGGCTAAACCGTATTCCAAAAAGGGGGAGGGGAAAAATGCGACAACTGACCATAGGGGACAGAGTTCTAACGGATAAGGACTGTTTCGTGATCGCAGAGTTAGGGAGCAACCACGGGGGGGATGCTGATCTGTGTGAGAAGATGATTATTGAGGCAGCCAGGTGCGGGGCTGATGCGGTGAAGCTTCAGAAGCGGGCGAACGATGCCATGTTTACGAAGACAGCACTAGCCAAGCCCTACAACAATGACTTTTCCTTTGGCAAGACCTACGGCGAGCACCGGGAGTATCTGGATTGGTTCGGAGTGAACGAGTTCGTTCAGTTCAAGGCGACGGCTAAGAGGCATGGGGTTCTTTTCTTCGCTACGCCATTCGAGGAGGAATCGGCGCTATTCCTACAAGCACTCAATATCCCACTCTGGAAAATAGCCTCAAGCGATGTATCGAATCTGCCGCTCCTGAAGTTCGTGGCCCACATGCAGCAGCCCATGTTGGTCTCCATCGGAGGGCATGACCTTACCGAAGTCCGCAGGATGACGGATGCCCTGGACGAAATCAATCCAAACTATGCTCTCCTCCACTGTGTCAGCCTCTACCCGAATGAGGACAAGGATCTAGGGCTTCAGAATATTGTCTGGCTGCGGGACGTTTACGCGGACAAGTTGATCGGCTTTAGCTCGCACCACCCAGGGATCGAACCGCTGATTATCGCCCGGAGCCTCGGGGCATCTATCTTCGAGGTGCATTTCACCTTGAACAGGGGTAGCCGGGGAACGGATCACGGCTTTTCGATCGAGCCTCAAGGCCTGGCCAAGATCTGTGAGGACCTCCCGAGGGTGACTGTCATGATCGGCGACGGCATCAGGGAGATCACTGAGAGGGAAAGGACAGGGTTCGTGGCGAAAATGGGGAAGGGAATTTACTTGAGGAAGGCATTTCGAGCCGGCCATGTGATCAAGGAGGTCGACATCACAATCAAGAGTCCGTATGCGGGGGGTTTCAAGCCATGGGATGAAGAGGATGTAGTCGGGAGAGAATTGCTGGAGGATTGTTCGACGGGAGTGAATATCAAGGAGGAGATGCTGAAAGGAGGCGACAAATGAAAGCGGCAGTTATTACGGGGATTAGCGGGCAGCTTGGTCCGGTCTGGTGTGAGACGCTAAAGGAAATGGAGTATTCGACGTTCGGGATCGACCTACCGACATTCGATATTCGGACCCTGGCAGATCTTACTTGCGCGAGAGATGAGTGCGAGCGATTGTTTGGAGTTCCAGAAATTCTGGTCTTGAATGCAGCGGTCGATAATCCACCAGGGTCGGGTGCGTCATTTTTCGGGAATTTTGATTCGATTACCGATGTTAATCAAACCGGAGCAATCAACTGCCTCCGAGTTTTCTTGCCCGACATGATTAAGCTTCGGCGGGGAATTATCATCCTGATCGGGTCAATCCAGGGATTTATCGGCGCAGACTGGAGAAACTATGAGGGAGACTTCGAGAAGCCAGTGGCTTACAACATGAGCAAGGCGGCATACATGCAACTGGCCAGGAGCTTGACGGTTCAGTATGGCCGCTATGGTATCCGGGCTTGCTGTATCGCTTTCGGGCCTTACGACGGGGGCAAGATCCCGAAGGAGTTCCTCGGCAAGTTCCTGCAAAACGTACCTATGAGGCGGGCAGTCAGTAAAGAGTCACTCAAGGCGGCTATGCGGTTTGCTGTTTCCTGCCCAGAGTTCGCAGGACAGACGGTTTTAGTGGATGGAGGTTATGTGGCGCTCTAGCATGAAGATACTTGGGATAATTCCAGCGAGGGGAGGCTCCAAACGTGTGCCAGGGAAAAACATGGCCATGCTATGTGGGAAGCCGCTTCTGGCTTACACGATCCACTCGGCCAAACTCTCGGGGGTTTTCAAGGAGATAGTGCTGACATCGAATTGGGACAAAGCCCTAGAGTATGGGAAGCAGTCTGGGGTCCGAACCATCTTAAGGCCGGACTGGATTAGCGGGGATCGATCGCATGACTTCGAGTTTGTAGAGCATACGCTCAAGGAATTTCCGGGCTTTGATGTGTTCGTTTTGCTCCGGCCCACGAGCCCCTTCAGAACGGCCAGAACCATCGAACGGGCGTTACGGGTATTCCTAGAGGGGAAATGCGACAGCCTCCGGGCAGTGGGGCCGACAGTGAACCACCCCAGGAAATCGTGGCGGGTGGCAGGCGGATACCTGGAGGCATATCACCCTGATGATACAATCGAAGGGTTCCCGGCTTACGATTTGCCGACTCAGGCGCTGGGGGAGGTTTACTGCCAGAATGGATGTATTCATGTTGCCTGGACTGAGACGCTCAAAAAATACGGGAACGTGAGCGGACGAACGATCCGGGCTTTCTTTACAGAGGGGTGGGAGGGATTGGACATAAACACTCCGGCAGACTTGGCGTTTGCCGAGATGATTATGCGGGGGAAAGCATGAGGCTAGAAAAATGCGGTTGCGTTATATGCGATAACGGGCGGAGAATTTCGCAATGTCGACGGCACAAGCAGGACTAGAAAGAGGGATATGACATGAGAAAAGTGGGCATTGTTGGCGCGGCGATCACAGAGGATGAATTAAAGGCAAGAGGGGAAGGCTTCGAGTTATGGAGCATGAATGATTGCCACCGCGCATGGCCGGGAGTGGAATTTACCAGGTGGTACGAGCTTCACACTATCCAACGAAAGGGGCGAGAGTTTACCCGGAGGGGGTTCGACTATTATCCGATTCACGGCGCACAGACAGTGAAAGAGTATCTCTACGGCCTGGATTCGCTCGGTATCCCGGTTTATATGCAACGGCGCTGGCCGAGGGAAGTCCGGCAGAGCGAAGTCTTCCCGTTCAAAGAAATCAGGAAGAAATGGGGAGATTATTTTGGATGCTCCTTTACCTGGATGATGGCACAAGCGCTCCTTGAAGGAGTCCGGGAGATTGGCCTATTCGGAATCACCTTCGCAGTTCACGAATACTACTTTCAACGGCCAAGCCTGGAAAGGATGATAGGATACGCTGAGGGCAAAGGAATCAGGATCAGGATCGATGAAAGCTCGGCCTTACTTACGGCACCATATATCTATGCGATAGGCGAGAACTTCGACTTGACATACTTACTCCATGGAGGATTTGCAGCAGAGTCAGCGATCGGTCTATGGACGGGGATCTCAGACCGCCTAGCCGACGCAATTATCCATCCGGAAGGCAGAGACAGATGATGGATCCTCCCTTCATAATGCTGCATAATACTGACATGGAACGGTATCGCTGGAATACGTTCTGGACCAAGGAACCTGAGACAATAGCATGGATTGACTCCTTCCAGCCTGGGGACGTGTTTTGGGACATCGGGGCCAATATCGGGGTTTACTCGCTCTACGCAGCCTCGCGGGCGCGGGGAATCAGGGTTATCGCCGTTGAACCCCATGAGCAAAACAACCGGACGCTCCACTTAAACAGGGATTACAACCGGTTTAGCGGTCATCCGGGGGACTTCACTTCCATGATGATCCTCTCCTATGCCATGGGGAATGAAGTGGACATGTTGCGCTTGCAGGTTCCTGACTTAGCAAGCGGCTCCACCGGGGCGCAAGTTTGCTTAACGGAGGGCTGTCCGGTGCAAGTCGAGACGGTTGACAATCTATGCGAGCTTTTTCCAGTTCCGGCTCATGTCAAGATCGACATTGATGGCCAGGAGCTTGCGGTGGTCCAGGGCATGAGTAATACGTTGCCAAGGATCAAGTCCGTTCTGGTTGAAGTCAATCCACAGAACCAGCTGGCGATCTGCTTTCTCATGGCCCGGGCCGGGTTCGATACCGACAACCGCTTCAATGATATGACTCCTCATTCAAGAGAGAGGCGGAAAGCCGAGCACATTAACGTTGAGAATATCGTTTTTACTCGGAGGTGAACATGGAACAGCGGAAGATCCTGATAGGCAGGAAAGAGATCGCGGCATACACGGGGCGAAGCTGGCCTACCGTCAAGACCTGGGTGAAAGAATACCATTTCCCGGCGCGGATGCTTGAAGGCCGCTGGGCAAGTAAAAGCGACATGATTGATGTCTGGTTGCAGGAGCGTATCGAGTTGGCGGATATGACTTCAAAATAGCCTTGTCAAGAGCAAACAATGAACATTAGGAGGCAAGGAATGAACAACAGGCGATAACGGACGGGAAGTACCTGAAAATCGGTGAGATAATAACCCCATCGAGAGATCAACCTTTTGATGGGGTTTTTATGTGAGGAATCCACTCCGGTTTTTATGGAAACGCAGCGTTTCTGACCCATATCATTGGATCACTCGCCTAGTATCGAGCCTTTCATCCTCTGGGCAGGCTGTTTCAGCCGATGCCTCCTTGAGGGTTTCTGCCGTGTATGCGTGCGTCTCTCTTCTCTCCGAAACGGTCGCCTCCCTTCCTCTGATGCTCTATGAGCGCCAGGGAGAGGGAAAGCGACCAGCCACCGATCACCCGCTTTTCTCAATCTTGCATGATCAACCCAATGACTACATGACGGCCTATGACTTTCGGGAGTGCCAGGTTTCAAATATCAAGCTCCGGGGTAACTCCTATGCACTGAAAGTTCCAGAAGGCAGATCAATGAAGCTGATCCCTCTCTCCTCGATGCGTATGTCAGTCGTCCGGGAGAACGGCGCTATTTTCTATGATTATCAGCATGAAGATGGGCCACAGGAACGATTCTCGGCGGACCGGATCTGGCATGTGAAGAATTGGCCGATTTCGTCGGCTTACACGGGCGAGGCACCTGAAGGACTGGTGGGGCTTTCAACTATTTCGGCGGCAAAGGATGTTATCGGGCTGAGCCTGGCGGCTGATCAGTACGGGGCCAGGTATTTTGCGAACAATGCTACCGTGGGACTCAACTTTCAATATCCAGGCAAACTGACCGCCAATGCGAAAACGTACCTGAAGGAGTCTTTGGCTGAGTTTGCCAAGATGGAGAACAAGTTTAAAACGATCATCACGGAGGAGGGCGGCAAGATTGAACCCATGGGGATCTCGAACGAGGATAGCCAGTTTTTGGAAAGCCGACAGTTCCAGATCGAAGAGGTCTGCCGAATGTTCAGGGTGTATCCTATTCTGATCGGGCATCCGACAAACACCATGACCTATGCGAGCGCAGAGCAGCTTTTCCTCTCCTTCGGGAAATTCACGATCCTGCCGATCTGCAGACGTATTGAGCAGTCGGCCAACATGAACCTTTTGAGGGAGGATGAGCGAAGGCAGTTTTTCTTTGAGCACAACCTGGACGGGCTGCTTCGGGCGGATACACAGACGCGATATACCGTTTACAGCCAAGCCAGGCAGTGGGGGATCATGAACGTGGACGAGATCCGGGCGCTTGAGAATATGAACCCATTACCGGAGAAAAAAGGACAGATTTACTTGCAGCCCATGAACATGATTGAGGCAGGGAGCAAGGAAACCAATAAGCTGGAACCTGGCGTTAAACCGAAGCCAGGGAACGGCAAGATTGCATGGGAAGGAGAGGAGGGTCAAGATGCCGTTACCCAAACCCAGTAAGGGCGAAACTCAGGATGCTTTCATTGAGAGATGTATGGGCAGTAAAACGATGAAAGATGAATACCCGGACAACGATCAGCGGCTGGCGGTTTGCTTTAGCCAGTGGAAGAACAAGAAATCAGAGTCGGGCGCTATCGAGCAGCGCACCTTCAATGCCCAAATAGGTATAGAGGGTCGGGGGGATGGGAAAACGCCTAAGATTGTGGGGCATGCCGCGGTTTTTGACGTTATCGGAGAGGGAGGCTGGTTCCGTGAGAAAGTCGCTCCTGGGGCCTTCGCCAATACGATCAAAGAGGATGATGTGCGGGCGCTGTTCAACCACAATCCAGACTTTGTTATTGGCCGGAACCGGGCGGGCACTCTCCGTATGAAGGAGGATGAAAAGGGGCTGGCTATTGAGATCGATCCGCCCGAGACTCAGTTCGCGCGCGATCTGATGATTTCCATTGGCCGGGGTGACATTAGCCAGATGAGTTTCGGGTTTGAAATTCTCAAGGAGGAGCGCCAGGCCGGCGAAGGTAAGGACCTTGATCTGTTTACACTCAGGGAGGTGCGATTGTGGGATGTCTCGCCGGTGACGTACCCTTTTTACAAGCAGACCGATGTAAGTGTTCACTCTAGACAGGCGTGGTCCGATGCTCTCAAGTCGACAAGAGACTTCAAAGCAAAGGGCTGGCGGGTTAGCCTGAACAAACGCAAATTTCGATTGATTGAAAGGAGGATTTCGAGATGACAGAAAAAATGAAACAATTGAGAGCTCAGATTGAGGACAATCTGGCAAAGCTGCGGTCTATGCTGGACCTCGCAACGACCGAGAAGCGAGACATGACTGATGAAGAGGTCGTCGCTTACGATGCCCTGGAAGCTGCAACCGACAAGCTCCAGAAGGAACTTGAGCGGGAGGAGAAACAGGCTATCCGGGAAGGGCAGGCACAGGCAAGGAAGGATCAGGTCCACCTGGCCGACTTCAACTCCAAGAAAGCTGTGCCCCCGAAGGAGTTCCGAAACCTGGGCGAGTTCATTTACACGGTCGCCTTTAACAGGGGCGATCCCAGGTTGCCCGACCTTTACCATGCGTATAGCGCGGAAACCAGGGCCCAGACGATGGGAACGGGCAGCGAGGGTGGATTTAATGTGCCTGAGCAGTTCATGCCGCAACTGCTTGCCGCGACTCCGCAGGGGTCGATTGTTAGACCAAGGGCACGAGTTATCCCTGCTGGGGATCCTCCCGATGCCAAGATCACCATGCCAGCGCTCGACCAGACCGTAGCGGCCAATATGTACGGCGGAGTTACCGTGACGACCGTGGCGGAGGCTGCATCCAAAACTGAAACCTCAGCCAAGTTTCGGGAAGTTTCGCTGGAGCCGGCGGAAATTGCAGGCTGGATTAGGGTATCTGACAAGCTGCTCCGAAACTGGGGGGCTGCCTCCGTGACCCTCGCCGGCCTGCTCCGGGGTGCCATGATCGCCTGGGAGGATTATCGCTTCCTGCGAGGGACGGGCATGGCCGAGCCCCTCGGTATCATCAACTGCACGGCCAAGCTCAATCAGGTGCGCGGCACGGCCAACTCGGTTGTATGGAATGACATTCGCAATATGTACGGGAAGGTGAAATTCGGCGGG